TGGCGTCAAAACCGCTATGTTTGATCTGCGCAACCGCGTTCTTATGCTTCCTATCTGGGAAGGCATTTCGAATGATCTGGAAGATTTGCTTCTGGTTCATGAGACTGGTCATGCCCTTGATACGCCCGATGCCGATGAATATAAGGCTGCTGGCGAACGTCTGGCTAAGAAGATTTTCCCGGGTGAGGAAATCACCAAGGGTCTTATGTCGACCATTATGGGTTTCATCAATGTTATTGAGGACGCCCGTATCGACAAGCGCCAGAAGCGCCGTTACCCCGGTTCTCGCAAAAACTATCTGATCGGTTACAAGGAACTGTTCGACCGTGACTTTTTTGGCACGGCTAATCGTGACATTAATTCCATGAACTTCATCGACCGTCTTAACCTTTATTTCAAGGGTGGCTCAATTCATTCCAATATTGAGTTTACTCCCGAAGAAAAGGTTATGCTCAAGAAGGTTGAGAATGCCGAGACTTGGGATGAGGTTCCTACTCTTGTAGAGGAAATCTATACCTACTGCAAGAATAAGATGGAAGAAATGTCCGAGGACGAAGGTGATATCTATATCGACGGCGAAGCTGCCGACGGTGATGATATCGATGGCGACGATTGGGAATATGTTGATACCGACGAAGAAGGTAACGGTTCCCAGTCTGGCAGCGGCGACTCCGACGAAAACGATGGCAAGAGCCAGTCGGGCAACGGTGGTCTCCGCGGTGCTCCTTCCGACCGTCCGTCAAATGCCCCGGTAGCCCATACCGACGAAACGTGGCAGCGTAAGTCTCAGGAAATCGTTAAGGATGAAAACTCTGTTTTCGTCTACCTTACCCAACCCGACGTTAATTGGGATAAGGCTATTAACGATTACAAGATTGTAATTCAGGATTGGAAGAACACTCTTGCCGGTCTTCCTGGGTATCAATCGCATTGGGATCATCCATATGCTCTTAATGCTCAGTCTTTCGCTAATGCCCGTGAGGAACTTTCCAAGTGGAAGATGAAAGAAAAAGAAACCATTTCTTTCATGGTCAAGGAGTTCGAACAGCGTAAGGCTGCAGAGCTTTATGCCAAAATCAATATCGCCAAGACTGGTGTTATTGATACCAACAAGTTGCATACCTACAAGTATAATGATGATATCTTCCGTCGGGTGGCTACCATTCCGAAGGGTAAGAACCATGGCTTTGTTATGTTCCTTGATTGGTCGGGTTCGATGCATCATGGTCTTGGTAGCACCATGAAGCAGCTGTTCTCGCTGTGCTTGTTCTGTAAGCAGATCAATGTTCCTTTCGAGGTCTATGCCTTCAAGGATTCGGGTGCTGATAATCCGTTCTCTTATGTCGGTAAGAATAACGTGATTGCTGGTGGTCGTCTGGTTCTTCGCAATTTCCTTTCTTCTCGCATGAAGCTGGAAGAGCTGAACTTTGCAATGACCTGCCTGTGGTTCATGGGTCATGGTGGTAACATCGCTAGGGATGGTATGGGCGGCACGCCGCTTAATGATGCCATCATGATTGCCCCGAAGGTCGTCAATGACTTTACGGTTCGCAATAAGCTGGAAATCACCAACGTGATTTGGTTGACCGATGGCGAGTCCAACGGTAGCCTGGGTATCAAGAATGAAACGACACCGCGAGTTCCTGGCAAGAACCGTCGTTATTTCTATGTTGATCCTATCACTCGCAAGACCTATGATTGGGAGCCCCATTCCTACTATGGGTCTGTCAATAACACCAATACGATCCTGCGTATCCTTAAGGATAGCACCAACTGCAATCTTGTTGGCTTCTATCTTCTCGGCGGTTCTTACAATCGTGTGGATCACATGTTCAATATCAGCAATGGTGATCGTGAAGTGGCGACTAAGGCTCGCAAGTTCTGGAGTGATAACAAGTTCTATCCTGTCAAGAGTGCTGGTTACGATGAATATTACATCATTGACGCCAACGCTATGCGGGATGATAGCAATGACCTTGCTATCGACAACTCGGGTGAAAAGAAGATGACCACCAAAAAGATGGTTTCCGCTTTCTCCAAGTTTGCCCAGAAAAAGACCGTCAATCGTGTTCTGCTCCGCCAGTTTGCGGAACGCATTAGCGGTCACTCTAAGAAGGTTGCGTAAAATCAAGGGGTTGCCGAGGTCAGAATAGCCCTTGACAACCCCACCCCTACCTGGTATAATGTATGCATAATGTGGAAAGTGAAAGGAAACGTTATGACTAAGGCTTCTAATTCCCGCACCGAGTTCCTCGACAAGGTTCGTTTCGAGTATGGTGCTATTCGTGAAATTTCTCGGGCGCAGATCAAGTCGGTCTGCGACAAGTATTCTCTTCCGTTCCCGACGTGGATCCGCAAAGATCCTGCCCGTCAGGTTTCTCGTGGCGTTTATGCTTTGACCGAGCATGGTGCATCGGCTACGGTTGCTGCGCCTGTCAAGGCTACCAAGCCTGCCAAGGTTGTAGCTCCGGTTGAGCAGCCTGCGGTTGCCGCTATGGCTCCGTCTGCAACTGTTGTTGCAATGACCGCTCCGTCGGTTCTTTCTCATACTGCGGAAATGTCCCTCGTTCCTGAAAAGGCTAAGGGCTACGTTCCGTTCGGTCACTTTGCCGACATTCGTTCCATCATCAAGTCCAAGAAGTTTTATCCGACCTATATCACCGGTCTTTCTGGCAACGGCAAGACCATGATGGTTGAGCAGATTTGCGCTCAGGAAAAGCGTGAAATGGTCCGTGTCAATATCACGATTGAAACTGACGAGGACGACCTTATCGGTGGTTTCCGTCTGGTCAATGGTGAGACTGTTTGGCAGGACGGTCCTGTTATCACGGCAATGACCCGTGGTGCAGTGCTGCTTCTGGACGAGGTTGACCTCGGTTCCAATAAGATGATGTGCCTCCAGCCTGTTCTGGAAGGTAAGTCGGTTTATCTCAAAAAGACTAATCGTGTGGTTCATCCTGCCCCAGGGTTCAATGTCATTGCGACTGCGAACACCAAGGGTAAGGGTTCCGACGATGGTCGCTTTATCGGCACCAACGTTATGAATGAAGCGTTCCTTGAGCGTTTCTCCATCACGATGGAGCAGGAGTATCCTGCTGCCAAAACCGAAACAAAGATCCTCACCAATGTTCTCGGTGCTTCTGGTATTGAGAATAAGGACTTTGTTGAAAAGCTGGTGACTTGGGCTGATGTTATCCGCAAGTCCTTCTACGAAGGTGCGCTTTCGGAAATCATTTCAACCCGTCGCCTTGTCCACATCTGCGAGGCTTTCTCTATCTTCGGTGAAAACAAGATGAAGGCAATTGAACTTTGCCTTAATCGTTTCGACGTTGATACCAAGAATGCCTTCCTCGAACTGTATAAGAAGGTTGATGAAACAGTTGATCCGCAACCTGTTCAGGAACAGGCGAGTGCCACGACTGATACAGAAGTGGCTTTCTGAGACGATTTTTGACAAGTCCTAATAGCTTGTCAAAACAAGAACCCCTGTGTATAATACAAACGACGTTGCAGGTTATACACAGGTCCTTTCCTTTCACTACCTGCAACGTCACCCTTTATAATGGAGATAATATAATATGGCTACACCTCGTAAGTCTCAGGTAGAGAAGATTGAAACCGTCCTTCGTAAGCATAACAAGGGCGCTGGCATTACGGCCCGTGCAGTGTCACGCCTTGCCAAGGTACCTTATGAGTCAGTTGCAAAGCGTGTTTCTGATCTACGTGAGTCCTATAACATTTACACCAACTACCGCAATGTTGATGGTAAGCGCACAGCTTTCTATCGCTTTGCAGACTAATACCTAAAAAAGTTTGCTATATAAGAGCGTGGGGCTTTCGGGCTCCACGCTTTTGTCGTATGGAGATACATAATGGAAATCAAAATTTCAACTGAGGAGTTGAGAAAGAAAAAGCTATTTGTGGCTACACCATGTTATGGTGGACAGTGCTTAGGTCTTTATACCAAAGCATGTTTAGACCTTCAAGCAATCTGCATTCAGTATGGTATCGAGTGCCGCTTTTCTTTCATCTTTAACGAATCCTTAATCACCAGAGCCCGCAACTATTTGGTCGATGAATTTCTGCGTTCTGGCTGCACCCATCTTCTATTCATTGACGCTGATATTAATTTCAATCCTCAAGATATCCTAGCTCTGCTAGCTCTTGATAAGGATATCATTGGCGGACCATATTCTAAGAAGTCCATCAACTGGACTAACATCGTAAACGCAATTCAGAAAAACACTGTCGTTGATGGTGATAAGGTTAAGCTACGTGATGGCTTCACGCCAAACGATCTTGATCAGATCACTGGTGACTTTGTTTTCAATCCTGTCCCTGGGACAACATCATTCCGAGTGACTGAGCCTGTCGAGGTTATGGAGATTGGCACAGGTTACATGATGGTCAAGCGTGAGGTGTTTGATAAGTTCAAGGAAGCATATCCTGAATTGAACTATAAGCCAGATCATGTTGGTCAGGCTAACTTTGATGGTTCACGTTACATTCATGCCTTCTTTGATACTGTCATTGATCCTGAATCCCATCGTTATCTTTCAGAAGATTACATGTTCTGTCAGTGGTCACGTAAGATCGGTATCAAGATTTGGCTATGCCCATGGATGAAAACAACCCACGTTGGAACATATGGCTTCCAAGGTGATCTTCCCGCAGTCGCAGCATTGAGTGGTAATCTAAGATGATCATAGGTCTTGTTGGATACATTGGATCCGGCAAGGGCACAGTTGGCGATATCCTAGTCCGTGAACATGGGTATCGCCAGTTTGCTTTTGCAGATGCACTAAAAGACGCAACCGCACAAATCTTTCTATGGCCTCGTGGATTGCTTGAAGGTGATAGTGAAGCCTCCAGAGCATTTCGTGAAAGAGTAGATGTTTGGTGGTCGCATAAACTTGGATATGAGGTTACGCCTCGTCTCATTCTCCAGAAGATGGGAACAGAAGCATGTCGCAATGGCATTGCTGATAACATCTGGATTGCTGCGCTTGAAAAGCGTATTCAGGGATATGATGATGTTGTTATCTCTGACGTTCGGTTTCCCAATGAAATCGATTTTGTTCGCAGTGCTGGCGGCGTCATTGTTCGTGTCAAGAGAGGCGAAGATCCTTCAATAGAAGCTAGAGCCAAGATGCATGTATCAGAAACTGCATGGAATGATACGGTTCCAGACATTCTAATTGAGAACGAAGGAACGATTGATGATCTTAAATCTAAAGTGAAATCTATCTTGACATTTGAAGATAAAAAGACTACAATCTTTCATCATCCAGTTTAACAAGGAGTATAATATGAAATTCAGTGATCAAACCTTAGCCGTTCTCAAAAACTTTGCTTCCATTAATTCAGGCGTTGTTCTTAATGCTGGCAAGGTACAGAAAACAATCTCACCTGAAAAGTCGATTCTTGTGGAAGCAACTCTAGAGGACGAGATTCCAAGTCAGTTCGGTATCTATGACCTCAATCAGTTCCTAGGTAACGTAACAACCCTACGCAACCCAGAGCTAACCTTTTCCACGGAAGCTGTGAAGCTAGATGATGGCGAACTATCATTCGACTATCATGCATGTTCCGCAAATCTCATTATCACACCGCCAGAGAAGGAACTAGTCCTTAAGAATGTGGACGTTACATTCTCTCTACCAAACGTAACTTTGCAGAAGCTAATCAAGGTTGCAACAATGAATAGCCTTCCAAATCTATCAGTAGTTGGTAAGAATGGTGAGCTACATCTAAAGATCCATGAACGTGCTAACGATACTTCCAATCATGGTTCAATCAAGATCGGTGACTATGCTGGTCAGGACTTTACAGCATCATTCAAAACTGATAATCTAAAGCTACTTCCTGATGACTACAATGTGGAAATTCAGAAGGGTGCGTTTGCCAAGTTTGTAAACGCTGCCGGCAATCTAAAGTATTTCATTGCACTGGAGACCAAGTAATGGGTGAGGTTCTTTTAGGAACAGCATTAGGAATGTTGATTGCTGTCGCTATGATGGCAGCCTTTCCTGGTGGTCCATCAGCGTCCGAAAAGTATATGAACAAGTGCCGTGAAGCTGGTGGTGTTCCAGCTATCACAGCCAGAGGTCCTGATGTTTGTTTGAACCCAAGTGCCCTTATCAAAGGAGTAGAATAATGAGTATGGTTGGTCACAATTCACCGACGATGAATATCGAGGCATTATCACCTGAGGATCGTAAGGTTCTTCGCAAGGCTATTCTTGAAATGAATGACTCCATGACAAGAGCAGGTGCTGAGCGTGAATTGCAGAAGGAGATCCTAAACGAAACCTTCAGCAAGATTGGTGTTGATAAGAAGCTAATCCGTCGCATGGCTAAGGTTTACTTCAAGGCTAACTTCAATGATGAAGTGGAAGAGAATAACACATTCGAAACCTTCTATGATGAAATCATGAGAAAGACTGCTACCTAATGAGTGACCTCGGTGACATGATCGCCTATGAGTTAGGTAAATGGATTATAGCGGCGATTGTCATTGCCGCTGTAGTTTTTGGTGGTATTGGATTCCTGATAGGGAAGTTTATATAATGAGTGATTATCTTTATGTTGAGAAATATCGTCCTCACAAGATTGAGGACTGTATTCTCCCTGATCGCCTTAAGAAAGTGTTTCAGGAGTATGTGAATCAAGGTGAGTTTCAACATTTGCTTTTGACAGGTCCTGCTGGTTGCGGTAAGACAACTGTTGCAAAGGCGCTATGTGAGGAACTTGGACTAAATCATCTGTTCATCAATGCATCCGATGAACGTGGTGTGGACACGTTGCGAACCAAGATCAAAGGCTATGCGTCAACTGTATCTCTTACAGGTGGCCGCAAGGTTATCATCATGGACGAAGCTGATTACTTGACGCCAGAAGCGCAAGCAGCTTTCCGTGGCACGATTGAGGAGTTCGGTGGTAACTGTTCTTTCATCTTCACCTGTAATTTCAAAGCCAAGATTATGGACGCAATCCATTCTCGATGTGCGGTTGTTGACTTTGCACTCAAAGGCGAAGAACGTGCCAAGATGGCGTCTCAGATGTTCAAGCGTATTACAAACATCTTAGCGCAGGAAGGAATTGAATATGACAAGCAGGTTGTTATCAAGGTCGTTGAAAAGTATTTTCCAGACTATCGTAGGACTCTTAATGAGCTACAACGGCATTCTGTTTCTGGAAGCATTGACGCTGGTATTCTTCCTCAACTTGATAGCGTTCGCAGCCTCAATGAACTAATCAAGTCTCTCAAGGAGAAAGACTTTACAACTATGCGTAAGTGGGTCGTATCAAATTCTGATATCGATCCAGCCCGCATTTATCGTTCTGTCTATGATGGCTTGAATGAGTATCTAAAGCCTGCTAGTATCCCAGCAGCTGTTGTAACGCTAGCCAAGTATCAGTATCAGGCAGCGTTCGTTGCAGACCAGGAACTAAATCTTGTGGCATGTCTTACAGAAATCATGGTCGAATGTGAAGTCAAATGAGCAAGAATGGTTTTAAGAAGCTGCTAGCCAATGTGAAGATGAATGGTCTAAGTCAAGATGAAAATGGCGACTGGACTATTATCAAATCTTCTACAAACAAGAAACGGATGCAAGGCGTCGCCTCTGGAAGATGGTGGGGCGCCTTGCCCAATTCTAAAGTTTGGACGCCTAGCAAGGTAATGATAACCGAAGCAGACCTTCGACAAGTTTGGAAAAGACAAGATGGTCGTTGCTATTGGTTTGACATACCTCTTGATATGAATCTTCTTTTCTCGGATTCTCTAGAATACATTCCCAAGCATCCTCTAGCACCATCTGTCGATAAGATAGATGATAAGGATGATTATACGATTGACAATATCGTTATATGCTGTAGACTAGCAAACTTCGGGAGAAACGTTTGTCCTGCTGACAAGTTTAGGGACATTGTTGATGTGGTGACGAAGAAAAAGCAAGTTCACTCCCTAGAAGACTTCATGGAGTAATTAGTGACCGACGTATTCAAAGATATCATTCCTTCTATTCTACAAACCAAGAAAAACGTCCTTGAGGATGAAAAGAAGTATCCTGCTTTTGTGGTGAACCGAGCAATCTCGTTTCACTATGATTGTGTTATGCAAGCCAATGAAATGAACAAGTATCCAAACCTTCCGGGTTCCATGCAATATTCATTCCTACTAAATAGCATCAGAGGGTATAAACGCCCTTTTCGCAAATGGGAGAAGCGTGAAACCATTGATGACTTAGAAGCCGTCAAAGAATACTATGGCTATAGTAATGAGAGGGCGAAGGAAGCATTGGTTCTGCTAAACGCTACCCAACTTGAAGAAATAAGAAAAGCAATTCATAAAGGTGGCACATATGACAGTAAACCTAGACGAGTTCGTGGAGGTTAAACTTCCCGATCCTCAGGCCTTCCTTAAGGTGAAAGAGACGCTAACACGTATCGGGGTTGCGTCTAAGAAAGACAAGACCCTTTATCAGTCCTGTCACATTCTACATAAGCAAGGCCGCTATTATCTTGTTCATTTCAAAGAAATGTTCATGCTAGATGGTAAAGCAACCGACTTCTCTGAGGAAGATAAAGGTCGTCGCAATACCATTGCTAATCTTCTGACCGAATGGGGATTGGTCTCCCTAGTAGATGCTCAGAAATCAGCAGAACCATTAACACCTCTAAATCGTATCAAGATCATTTCATATGGTGAGAAGGGTGATTGGAACCTAGTAGCAAAATATTCTTTGGGCAAGAAACGATTTTCGGAAACAGAATAAGAAAGTGAGTTTGTTATGACAACATTGAAGATTTGGAAGACCCATCCTGATATTCAGATTCCAAAGCATCAGACCTCTCAGTCTGCATGTTTTGATCTAGCATTTCAGAGTGCTGGTAAGAACGAATATAAGGGATACTCTAATCTAAATAAGCCTTTCTCTCGTTTGATGAAAGGATCGATTACGATTGCTCCCGGTGATCGTGTTCTAGTTCCTACAGGCTGTATCATGGACATTCCCCAGGGATACTCGGTCCGTATTCATGCTCGATCCGGAACATCATTGAAGCAGGGTCTGGTTCTAGGTAATGCAGAAGGTGTTATCGACTCAGACTATGTTGAGGAAGTATTTGTTATTCTATGGAACATTTCAGGTAATGCAGTTACAATCAACAATGGTGATCGTATCGCACAGGCTGAACTAGTTCAGAACATTGAATATACGGTTGAACAGACTCCAGCACGACCACTACCAAAGACAGAACGTTCTGGTGGTTTTGGCTCGACGGGTATCACGACAAATCAGAATATGGTTGTGATAAATATTCCCGAGACACAGGAGACTAAGGTTCAGCCTCCAGAAAAACGTGGAAGAGGACGACCAAGAAAGAATGCCTAAAGCCCATAGAGTTGGTGATCAAAGAATGTGTGGCGCTACTACTGTTGGCGCTGGTTTAAACACAAACGTTTTTGTTAACGGTATGTTGGCGGCTGTTGCGGGAGACCTCGACAGTCACAATATGCTCGGTGCTTTGATATCACAATCTCCAGGCACTATTCTAATCAACGGCATTCCTATGATTGCTTCTATTATGGACCAAGGTTCTCCCGATCAGATTGGACTCATTACTCACGTTACAGGATTGCCTACTCCTGGTACAGGTTCGCCTAATGTCAATCTATATGGTGGACAAGGAACGTTCGGAGGAGGATTGGGAAACTTTGGTCTATCAGGTGTTCCTGGTGTTGGTGAGATTATGCAAATAGGTTCTCAGGTTGTTGGACAAGTATATCGCACCGCTGTGCAGGGCGGTAATTCGGGTATGCTTGCGTTAAACAATATGAATCCTAACGTTACGCCACCGACGGTTAATACCACTATCACTAGTGCAAACACAGGTAAGACTTTTACGTTTACCAGTTACTATTCCTCTTGACAAATGTGTGAAAACTACTATATAATGTAAGAACGATAGCCGAAAGGTATCGTTTGTTTTTATCTCGCTTAATAGGAGAACAATGATGACAAATCGTAGAATTAATCTCGACCTAGATCCATTCGGTCTTTCAAAGAACGCAATTGGATTCGATACAATCTTTGAGCGCCTTCAGGCTGCGACCGAAGCGTTACCAAAGATTCCAGCTTATCCTCCATACAATATCAAAAAGGTTGATGACGAGCATTTCGTTATTGAAATGGCTGTCGCCGGCTTTGGAAAGCAGAATCTTGATATTGAATTGAAGGATGACACTCTAACCATCACTGGTAAGCATGAAGCATCTGATAACGATTACATCTATCAGGGAATTGCTAATCGTGCTTTCACTCGCCAGTTCACTCTTGCTGATACCGTTATCGTTAAGAACGCTGAACTGGTCAATGGTCTTCTAAAGATTGCTCTGGAGCGATATATTCCAGAAGAGAAGAAGGCTAAGAAAATTGATATCATGGATCCGTTTGGTGTTCAGGAAACCACAAAGCAACTTCTTACAGAAGGTGCCAAGCAATGGACAGATACTATGTCTACCCTAATGGGCACAAACACTAAATAAAGATTGACATGGCTGGGACCTCTGCTTCGGTACGTCCCAGTCTTCTTATATGGATTTGCTATGCGACTTGTGGTTTTCTTTACTCTATTTCCTTCCCTTGCATTTGCTAACACAATCGATTGTTCCAAGAAAAATGGAGTTGCTGAATGTTCTATCAAAGAAGGCACACATAAGATTAGATCCATCGTTATCAACGGTGGTGAGTGTGATTCCCCTTACGATAACAAACTATACTCCCGAACATTAGTCAAGAGTGATAAATTCAAAGTGCCGGGTTCTAAAGAATGTTTCTATGTTAGAATGATCGACATATATACTACAGACGGAAAGATGCATCGTCAAACTGCTTTATGAGGTTATTATGAAACTTGTGATTGAAAAGCCTGTTACAGTTATCACGCCTACAATTGGTTCCCCCAAACTCCTTGATGCTATGCGATCTGTTGAAAAGCAGACTCATAATTGTAAGCATCTTATTGTCATTGATGGTCCTGAGTATTCACAGAAAGCAATGGAGCTAATTTCTAATTCAGGACTCAAAGGTAATCATACTGTTTACTGTTCTCCAGAGAACACTGGCAAGACAGGTGGTGACTTCTACGGGCATCGTATCTATG